CCTTGGCGATCCTTGGCTTCCTTCTTGTTCGACTTGTTCGTGACAGAGACGGATTGCGTGGTGAGAGAGGATTCATCGGCTCCGACCCCAAAGGTGAGGGAGGCTCCAACTACAGTGGCGGTAGGCATGGCTGGCGGTAGGTTATGAGTGGATTGAAATGGAGCCGAATGGCCTGCGATCATTGTTCACGGATTACAATGTCACGCAAGGGGATTTTTTTCTTCCCATCAAACTGAACTCTCAGCCACCCTGTTTGCTCTGGCGAAAAGATTCGTGTGAAGGATGATCTCCATCCGAACCATGTTCGACATCTCGGACATAGTGTTTGCGTCCACTCGGAAGTTGACTGGCTTGGACACTGTGCCGTCGAGTAGAGCGTCGATAGTTCCATCCTCCCGAAGCTCAATGGCATCACGAACCGCTCCTACCCACTCCAGCAGGCCGCGTTTGGCCTGTGCCAAGGAGAAATCTCGTCTCCAGAATCCAAATTCCCTGCGAGCCAAGATCAACACGCCGAGAGTCTGCTGGTCAAACTGGTTGGTAGATCCCCTTGTTGCCCATGCGTGCCCTCCGGGGCCAACAGTTTCCTCGTCTGCGTAGTTCAGGAATTGAAGAAGGGGGAGATGCTCCACCCCGTCAACGTCCAGCTTTCCCTCCCGGTCCAGCCGCATTCCATGAAGTATTTGCCCTGCCCCCATGTGGTAGGTTAGCCTGTCCTCAATGACAACGAACGGACGCACAAAAGGAGGCACGGAGGGGTCTGTCAAATTGCTCATGGGGTTAGCTTAGCGGTTAGCGTGATGTTTGACCAGAACCCTTGTGACGTGATTCTTGATGTATCGACGGAGACGTTCTCTGGCTAGCGGCTTCTCCTTGCGAAAGATGTGCATTGCCTTGATCCCTCTGACCCTCTTGGCAAGAACGTAGTCCTTTCCGAACTTCAACGACTTTGTCCATCCCTTCGAGGCACGATAGGTAAGAGGAATGTAAAGGAAGCGAGCCCTGACAGGACCGTGAGCCTTGGTGCCCCGCTCCAGGAAGCCCATTACCTCGGATGTGTTCTCGATGGTATAGCCATCTGAATTCTTCGTGACCTGCCACGACTTGGCTGTTCTTCCGGTAAATCTGACAGGAGTTTTCTTCATCAGGCTGCGCTTTGTTTCATGCGCTGCTCTCGATGTTATTTGAGCCATCTTCTGCGGAGTCAGGGATTCCCTAACCACCTTGAGCATCCGAAGCGTGGGTGCCGATGGAATGCTGATCTTCCACGGACGTAGTGTTGCGGCCATGGCTTAGATGCTGCGTAAGGTCCAGCGGTTCAAGAGGCGATAGACCTCTGCCGAGATATTGGTATCCAAAAGAGATGTCCGAGTGCCGTCCAATGCCGCCACTTCTTTTCGGTTATCCGCAGAGAAGGCAGCGGCCACCAGCACCGTGGCACGGGTAATCGCATGTGGAAAGGCTGCGTCAACCGGGGGTGCTGTCGTAACCCCCGTGCCGTATCCGAAGGTTCCCTTGACAGATACCCAGCCGGATTGGTATTCCACCTTGGGGAGATCCTCCACGTTGACCAACTTCCGCTTCCCTGCCTTGAAGGTATAGTCGTCCGTATCCTGGACCACTGTATCGACGGTCAATTCCGTCAACGTCTTGATTGGCCAAGGGAACCAGATTTCATTCCCCAAGATCCAGCGAGGCTCAACTGGTAGGGCAGTCACTGAGTAATCATGAAAGAGGAAGTCCCGGTGGGTGTAGTCATCCACGAAACGAGACGCCCTGTTGATGCAGTCCTGATGCCACGCAAGAACGTCCGCATCGGAGTCCGCATCAGTGTTCTTGATTTCTTTCTGGAGCTGTCCCAGAGTGCAATAGGGATTGGAGAGTGCCATAGCGTTCCCCCATTCTACGAGGAATGCCTCGTTGGTCAACCCTACTTCGTTGCAATCACTTTCTGCTCCTTGGTCTGAATCATCTTCATAAGCCCCCCGGAGAGATGAGTCAGCTCAAGGGTTACTTCGTCCAGCTTGGATTGGTCATCCCCAGCCGCGTTGGCCTTGGCGATCATCCCCTGCTTGGCAGGGTAGGAAAGCGAGGGCGATTCCTGAATCATTCTGATGAGCGTGTTCTTGTTCATAACGGTGGGTAAAATTTGCAAACGTTTTCAAACAGAGGGGTTACTTGGCCTCGTTCCACTTGAGGATTCTGGCGGTTGCCACCACTGCGTTGGCCATCTCATTGCGGCTTACCCCGGAACCGTAGGGAAGGCTCATGCCGGAAGTTTCTTCCATGGCCTTGACGATCTTCGTAAGCACTGGCTTACTCCTGCGGAGCAAACGTGCCCGGAGGTTTCTTTTGTCCCAGTGGATAGTCCGAAGATCAAACAGCTTGTGGTTGGATGGCGCAGGAACCTTCCTCACTTCCTGCTCCTCTTCTCCATCCTCTACTTCCCCGGAGGCGTCGATGAACCTCCCCCCCTTGATGGATGTTTGATACTCGTCCTCATCAACGTGGAGAATATCTCCCGGCTTCACGGTGCCGAACCTGCCAATCCTGTCGGGGGAATCCCCAACGAACTGGACAAGGCGAGGGACGAGGGAGACGGGGTCTGTGACAGATGGCTTATCTTGGAGAGCATTCATGGTCCGTTACCCTACAGCATCCGGCTCCAGCAGTCAAAAAGAAACAGGCCCACCCGGTATTACCCGGATGGACCTGCCCCATGGTCTGCGGTGCGGAGTCACAGACAAACTCGATCAAGGACTCCCCAAGGGAGCTGGACCTTACGCATCATAGTCGCGACCCATGACCACGTAAGGCAACGAGGCGGAAGGGGTTTCCAGAGGCTTGAAGTCACGGCGGAAGGACGCCACAACAATATTCAGCTGTTGCTGAATGTCGCGGTCCACCTCAACGGTGAATCCCTTGTGAACGCCCATCATCCAGCTCGGCTTGTGGAGCAGGAGGAAGGAACCCTTGGTGACGGTGGCCCCGTCGTAGATCCCAGCGGAGGTAAGATCCTCACGGACTTGGGAGCTGGACAGGATGCGGATGCCCCAGATGTTGGGAGCTTCCCCGGTGAGGATACGGGCGACATTGCTGCCGACCTTCTCTGCGGTGAGCGTCTCATCCAACCCGAGGAAGTCGTTGTAGCCTTGGACGCCTGCGACAAGCACAAGGTCGGAAGATTTCAAGCCCCATCGGCCCATGTCCTTCTTCAGTTGGAGAACGTTGGCCGAGGAGATACCCCCGGTGGCAAGGCTCCGGGACAACGATCCGGCATTGGCATATTTGCGCAGCCCCTTGAAGAGTTTCGCATAGTGAGCCGTGACGGCATGGATGTCGGAGTCCATGTGGGTGCCGGTGGTGTCACCGTTGATGATGGCACCTTCCAGAGCATCAGAGGCGGCACTGGCAAGGTTCTCAGCCACCCAAGGAAGGACCGGGATGATGCTGTCCTCATCGGCCTCGTAGCTGAACGCGGTCTTTCCAATCAGCTTGGCCGCAACCAGAGTCATGTTGCCCGTTCCGGGGCTGGACTCGGTCGGGTTGCTGCCGGGGTTCTCAGCACCGACGTAGAACGTGGGCCGAGTCGTCCGAATAGGCATCACGAAGGTCGGAGTGGGCATGTTGACCTCGCTGGCAATGAACTCCGCAGCGAGGGCAGAGTTCATATACATGCGCTGGAACAGCTCACTGGAAAGGTCCGTTGGGACGAAGTGACTGCCGGGAGAAGATCCGCTGGTGACGGTCTTGTTTCCGTAGACGGCTTGGTTCCGCAAGGAAGCAAGATTCTTCTGACCCATGACAATGGCGTTCCGGAGGATGTCCTCTGGAATGTCAGCGTTCATCTTGGCGAGACGCTCAGCCTCCGTGTCATTCGGGTTGACCCGTTTGACCAGCGTGTTAAGAAGCTGCTTCTGGCTCACGGAGAGGTTGCCGGAGCGATGCTCGATGGGGAAGTCAATCACGCCTTCGACCTGGAACGCCTTCTTGGAAGGAGAACGGCTCAGCTCGTTTTTGAGTTCGTCGATGGCCTTGTTGAACTCCTTCACAGAGACGCCCTCTTTCGGAGTGTGCTTCTTGAAGGCTTCGTCGATGGCCTTGGCCAACTCCTTGCCGTCGATCTTGGCATTGCCGAGGGCTTCCGTGACGGCCTTGCGAATGCTCTCAGCCGTGCCCAATTCCTTCGCCCCGTCAAGGGACTTGGAAAGGTTGGTCAGCGTGTCGCCTTCGATGCCGAGAGCCTTCATGGCTTCCAGGGTGCTGTCCTTGACGAGAGCCTTCACAGCTTCGGAGGTGAGGACATTATCCTCGCCTTCCTCGAAGGCTTTCTCAACATCGAAGTCTTCAACCAGAATGGCCTTGGTGTCTTCGCCGAGCTTGGCTGCCTTGGAAAGCAAGCCGTTGTATTCCTTCTCTTCCGCTTCGGTGCGAGACTCCTGGAGGTGGAGCTGGCGCAACCGAATGACTTCTGCTTTGGTCAGTTTCATCGTAGATGTATTCTATTGGTTAATCGGATGCGCCTCGCTCAGAAGTGAACAAGGAGATCACTCTGGAAGCGTTCGTGGATTCCCAACTCACGCAAGCAATTTTTACAAAAAAGAAACCAGCACGGAGGAGAAGAGAGAATCCCCCGTGCTGGCTCTATCGTTCCCCAAGGAAACTGAGAAGGTGTTACGAGGAAGCCCTGCCGATCAAGAAGAGGTCCACGGTGGGGGTTCCTGCGAGCGAGGTGAGCGTGATCGTTGACGTGGCTCCCACAGTTACCCCAGATGGCCAGTGCGCGATGGCAAGGCCGGAGACAGGGTTCAGAGTCCCGCTCCAGCTACCCGAGTCCATGTTGGCACACAGGAAGGTCACACCGTTAGTGGCGTCAGCATTGCGGAGAGCGATAGTGTAAACTCTGTCCAAGCCTACGGTTACACCGTCAGAGTCTTTGCCCACCACGGAGTCATGCGTGTTCACATCCGGCTCGTAGATTTTACCACCAACAGCGGTGGTAAGGGACCGAGTGATAATCACGTCCGCATCCGCAGGGATGGTGAACGAGGTAGACGGAAACCCCAAGCGATAAGACCCGGAGGAGAGGCTATCTCCTGGGGTAATGTCCGCGTAGAGGTTCAGGGTAAAGACGGCGTTAAGAGTCATGGCTGTTTACGGTGTTGAATTAGAGAGGAAGGAAAAACGAAACATGGAAGGGAGCGGTATCACTCCTCTGGGGTAGCCTCGACGACAGAAATCGTGACAGACCTGCGTGTCAGCTCATTCTTCTGCCCTAGTGTGGCAGAGAAGTTTGGGGTGACGGTAACTCCCGGAACTTTCTTCACAAGGAAGAAGTCGGTGTCGGGATCAACCCCGCTGATCTGCCCATCCGAGCTGGACCTTGCCTCCGTCACCCCCAAGGCTGCGAGGTTCTTGTCCGGGGACTTCTTCGTCACGATGGCCGTCCCTTGTGGAGTGGATGATGCTGTGAACTCTGCCTCTGCTTTCTTTGGTGCGGGTTGGGTAGCCATGTCGATAGGTTGGTTGGTTGATGTGTTAGAATTTCCACGCCTTGGAAAGCGAGAACGCCTTTTCCGCGTCGTCGATAGATAGGCCACGGGTATGGAAAAGTGCGTCCGGGTTGGCAGGGACAGCAACGAGGGAAATCTCGAAGAGGCGAACAGACACGACCTCCCTTGCATCCTTGTCCGAAAAACGGAAGAACCCCCCGATGGAGAATGCCCGAAGGTGCTTCTCAGCAATCAGGAAACGAATGGAGCGGAGATCCGGCGCGTTGGAAATGGAAGCTTGCACGGCAAGCCCCGTGGAAGTCTCAGCCAGCTTGGTAAAGCTCCCCGCGATGCTCTCCACTTGGTTGCGATGGTTCATCAAGAGGACGGGATTGGTCTTGAACTCCGAGAGCGTGTCACGGAATGCGCCTGGAAGGATTGCATCCCCATCGCGATCAGCAGGCGTGGTAGACTTGAACGTCGAAGCGAATCCCTCGATTGACAGATTGAGATAGTCTTGAATGATCTTCTCCTTCGAGTCACGAACGATGGTCATTGCCTTCTCATCTGTGACGATGGTGGGGTTAGCCTCGAAGGCGCGGATGTCGGCCTCCTCATGCGCCGGAGTGTTCGTCTTTCCAAGCTCATGGAACTTGGCCCCGAAAGGGATCTCCGTCCGGCTCTCCGTGACAAGGAGAATGCCGTCTACCGAAGGGACGCAGAGCTGAACGAGGTCGTCAGTTCCACGCAATGCCACGAAGCGTTTCCCGGCATGTTCCACGATGCCGAAGACCTTGCGCTCCGAGGCCTTCGGTGTCGTTGGCTCTGGAGTCTTCCCTTTGGAGGTGGGAGCTTTTTTGTAGACAGCAGGGAAGATAGGCATGGCGTGGTTGGTATGTTGGATTTGAAAACGTTTGCAAATAAGCCGCCGAAGGTCAGGACTCCAGAGCAGCCTGGGCAGCCTGATACGCTTCGATGCGGTCGATCAAGTCTGCCTTCTTACCATTTGTGGAAAGCTGCTCCTCCTCTTCGAGATCCTGGTTGATCGTGGCGATGATCTCCTTGAGTTCCGCCACCGTGCAGTCGTCCAGGGATTCTTCATCCGCTTCATCCGCCTCATTCTCACCTTCCTGTTCGAGAAGGTCTTCCTCGACCTCGTCAGCAACGATAGTGACTTCTCCCTTTCGGCTGACCTCCACCCAGTTGAGGAACTCATAGCGGGGGTCTTCCGCAACGCATCGGTATTCTGATTCGTGAAGCAAAAGCTCAGCTCCGGTTTCAACGTTTCCGAACCGTCCGATTTTGTCAGACTGTCCCTTGTAAACAACAGATGCTTTTCTCATAGGTAGGTTTTTAGTGGTGTAGGATACCATCCTACGAGGATTGAGATTGAACGCAACAAAAAACCCACCCTCGCCAATCGCGGCAAAGGTGGGCTTAATCTTGCCCCCCGTTTTGACAAGAGGGGCTTGGAGGTTTAGACCTCCAGAGGAAGGCTTAGTATTTGAGGACTCTCACGATCACGTCACGCACGTCGCTCCCGGTAACAGTGCCCCCGGTAATGACCACCCGAACTGAGTCTCCCCCGGCAATGATGGCAGGCACAGGGACAGTGCGGAAGTAAACTTCCTGCTACGTGGCTCCGTCCGGCACGTCAGTCAGAGCATACGTGCCTTCGGCAACGTCCTGCGAGGCCACCGTATCAGCAGCACCGGCAGTAAGGGCACGAAAGACTCGGCTATTCTTGAATGGCAGGGCAACCTGGTCATCCATCCCAAGATCCAAGGTATCAACCGTGACCGTAGCCGTGGCTCCGAAGTCATGCGATGCACTGGTAAGAGTGGCAAAGGCACTGGTCGAGTCATGGGTGTCCGTCCCGGCAACGATGGTAATGACCTCGGAGATGACCTCCCCTTGAGCATTGGTCCCGTTCAGCGTAACGGTGCCCGCCAGGTCATCTCCTGCGTTATCCACAGTGACCACTCGAATCTTTCTCGGGTGCAGAGGGCTTACCACGCTGGCAATGGCGCCGGGGGTATTCAACG